TCAGAGAAGAATCTATTAACGAAGCAATAGACTTAGGCGAGTCCTACGAAAAGAAATACTGGGAACAAGACATGGAGGACGATGCACAGTATAGCAACGCTCCATACAGATATGAAGTCCTAGAGTTTTGGGGCTATGTAGACACATCTATACTAGAAGATCACGGTGTTGTAATACCAAAAGATTTAAAAGACTCAGAGCAGTTAAGTGTAAACGCTTGGGTGTGTAACGGCAAAGTATTACGTTTAGTTCTTAACCCATTTAAGCCAGCACGTATACCTTACTACGCTGTACCGTATGAGCTAAACCCATACTCATTCTTTGGTGTAGGTATTGCAGAAAACATGGACGATACGCAAACTTTGATGAATGGTTTCATGCGTATGGCTATTGACAATGCTGCACTATCTGGTAATCTTATAATTGAAGTAGATGAAACTAACTTAGTTCCAGGTCAAGACCTGAGTGTGTATCCTGGCAAAGTGTTCCGTAGACAGGGCGGTGCTCCTGGTCAAGGTATCTTTGGCACTAAGTTTCCAAACGTTGCTGCAGAAAACATGCAGCTATTTGATAAGGCAAGGGTATTAGCAGATGAATCAACTGGCTTTCCATCTTTCGCTCATGGTCAAACAGGCATACAGGGTGTGGGCCGTACTGCTAGTGGTATTTCCATGCTTATGTCTGCTGCCAACGGTAGTATACGGAATGTAGTTAAGAACGTAGATGACTATCTTATTGCACCTATGGGCAAAGCATTCTTTGCATTTAACATGCAGTTTGACTACGATGAAGGTATCAAAGGTGATCTAGAAGTAAAGGCACAAGGTACAGAAAGTCTAATGGCTAACGAGGTACGCTCTCAGCGCCTCATGCAGTTCTTAGGTGTAGCTTCTAATCCTATGCTACAGCCGTTTGTAAAGTCAGATTACATCATTCGTGAGATAGCTAAGAGCATGGACTTAGATCCTGATAAAGTAACTAACTCACTTGGTGACGCAGCTATACAAGCTGAGATACTCAAGAAGTTTGCTGCACCACCAGAACCACCTGAAGGGATAGCTCCACTTGAAACACCTGAACAAGAAGGGCAGCAACCTGCTCCAACACCACCAGCAGGTACAGGAGTACAAGATACTACAGGTGCAGGTGGAGGAACCATAGGCACAGGTACAGTTCCAACGCCAGGTGAGCAAGGGTTCACAGGTACATGATAGTAAAAAAGCTAGTAAACGACAAGCCTCTATGGGATGGGTTTGTTGATGTACTTAATGAAAAGATAGAGGTAGCACAGCGTAAACTAGAACAGGAGACATCTATAGAAGGTGTGTATCGTGCTCAAGGTGAGATAGCTGCTCTAAGAAGATTGACATTTTTAAGGGATGAAATAAATGGCAGAGACTGACGCACCAATGTTTCAATCTACACGTTCTATGAAACGTGAGATGGATGAGATACTCAGTGAGAAACAAGACCCTGTAAGTGGTAACATAGCACCTGTTGGAGCCACACCAGAAGAAGTCAGAGATGATATACCTATCATGGCAAGCCCTAACGAGTTTATGATAGATGCTGCTACTAGACGTTATTACGGCACAGCGTTCTTTGAAGGTTTACAAGATGCAGCTAAACAAGGTTTTGAACGTATCAAAAAAGGTGAAGAGTCTTTCTTTAGAGATGACGAGCTAGAAGTAGAAGAGGCTGCAGAGAAAGTTACATCAGGTGAATCGCCACAACAAATGCAAGAGGGTGGCGAAATACAAAAGCTATCAAATGGTGGTGAAGTAGATGAAGTGCCAGGATCAGGCACAAAAATACCTCCTCCTATGGGTGGTGGCTACGGTGGCTACGGTGGAGCAAAAAGATTTGTAGGTTATGAGTATAAGACTTACGTACATCCTACAAAACCAGAACTACAAATAGTATTTTTTAATGGTAGACCACTTAGCCCTATACCTGAAGGTTACGTTCTAAAAGGTCAAGAAGTAGTAGAGGCAATAGAACAAGTAACACCGTCTGATAATGATAGTGATCCACCTGAACCACCTAAGACATGGGCTAATACTCCAATTGAAGAATGGGAAAAAGAGGGGCGTGGAACTAAACTTTGGCAAGATTATGCTAATAGAAAAGGCGTAGGAGTAAATGCAATAGATAAATTTTTTGCTGGGGCTGCTGCAGTTGCTATAACTGGGCCTGGCGTACTATATTCTGGACCTACTTTAATTAATAAGATGGAATCTGAGGCTGCTAAAAAAGCACAGTCAATACTTAAAGCAGCACAAGGTAAACTTAAAGATACTAGCTTGTCTGCTGAAGAAAGAGATATATATCAAAAAGCTTTAGATAAAGCAAAAGCAGAAATAGATTATTTTAAAAACAAAAAACCGTTTAGCATTCAAAACTTTTTTGGTATAGGAAAGGAAAAAGAAGAAACTATAATAAAACCGCAAGTAATCACAGTACCAGATGACGGTTCTGCTCCTGCAGGTACTGATCCAGGTTTTGTTAACGAGGAAGGGCAGATAATTAAACCCCCCGAAAAACCACCTACACCACCTGACTTTGTAGATAAGTATGCAGCAGATGACGATGACCCTTTTGAAGAAATATCTTAATAAATCCATATAACAATAAGGCTACCCAGCTACGGCTGGCCCCAACATAAGGAGAAACTAAATGCCAGAACTAACAGAAGTGGAAACACCAAAGAATGCAGGATTTGTACAAAACAAGTCAACCCTCACAGCTAATAGAAAACGAATAGAGCAGGATGAGGCAGAACTTAAAGCCCTCATGGAGGGAAGAACAGAAAGTCCTACCGAAGAAGAAAGTACCGAAAAGAAAGAGGCCGATACAGAAGCTAAAGAAGAAACGCTATCTGCTGAAGAAAGAACGTATAAGAAACGGTACAGCGATTTACGCAAGCACTTAAACAAACAGTCTGAAGAAATAAAAGAACTAAAAGCTCAGATGGAAGAAGCTGCAAAAGGCCAGCTACTACCACCTAAGTCAGACGAAGAGATAGATGCTTGGACTAAAAAGTATCCAGAGATAGCAAGCATTGTAGAAACAAAAGCTGCTAAGATAGCTGAAGAAAAGTTTGCAAAGGCAGACAAGAGGCTGCAAGAGATAGATCAACTTAATGCAGAAACCCAACGCACTAAATCAGAAAATGCTATAAGAAAAATACACCCTGACTTTGATGAGTTACGTGAAAGCGATGACTTTCATAACTGGGCAGGGGAGCAACCCAAGTGGGTACAAGACGCTCTGTACGAAAATCAAGACGATCCAAGATCAGTTGTACGTGTTATTGACCTGTTTAAGGTTGACAACGGCATGGACATCAAGTCTAAAAAAAGAACAACTAAAGAAGCAGCATCACAAGTCAAGACAAAAAGAACAACTAAGATTGACGGTGAAGGTGTATCAGGACAGATTCTAGAGTCACAAGTACAGAAAATGTCTGCTAAAGAATACGAAGCAAGGTCAGACGATATCATGGAAGCTATACGATCAGGTAAGTTTGTATATGATATTTCTGGTGGTGCACGATAAAAAACTATTGACATAGTAGATTAAGTATATATAACTATGTTTATGAAGTAAAAGCATAAAGCCCTATTATTAGCTACCTTTGTGCTTTTCTTAACTAAGCCCAACTACTAAGTAAGACCTACCTAGTTAAGTATAGGCCCGATGCTGTACACAAAGGCCAAAGTGTATGGTACTCGCACCCTAGAACTACTAGCCTCTTTCAAAGTGTTAGCTTACTAACTTAAGCCAAACATCTAATGGAGGATTTTATCATGGCTTTTTCATCAGCGTCAGGTTACGGCAATTTACCTAATGGTAATTTTAGCCCAGTAATCTACTCCAAACAGGTACAGCTTGCTTTCCGCAAGAGTACTGTTGTAGGAGAAATAACTAACTCCGATTATTTCGGAGAGATAAGCGCACAGGGGGATACGGTTCAGATTATCAAAGAACCTGAAATCTCAGTGCAAGCTTATACTCGTGGCACAACTGTCACAGCACAAGATTTAGACGATGAGGACTTTCAGTTAACTATTGACAAAGCGAACTACTTTGCTTTTAAGATGGATGACATTGAGGAAGCCCACTCACACGTTAACTTTATGCAACTTGCAACAGATCGTGCAGCATATCGTCTAAAAGATCAGTATGATCAAGACGTACTTGGATACCTTTGTGGTTTCAAACAGTCGGCACTACATGGATCACCAGATACAGCTAACACAACCGTAAATGGTTCTAAGTCTGTTATCACTGCTGGTTCAGACGAACTTCTTTCTTCAATGAAGTTAAAGAAGGGTGACTTCGGTAACATCACAACTTCAAGTGCAGGGGAACATTCTATCCCACTAACTGCACGTATGCCAGGTGCAACCTCACTACCAACAGCAACAGCTTCACCAGCAATGGTTGTAGCTCGTATGGCTCGTTTGCTAGATCAACAACAAGTTGATACAGATGGCAGATGGCTGGTTGTTGACCCCGTGTTCATGGAACTCTTGCGCGATGAAGACTCACGCTTAATGAACTCTGACTACGGTGAGGCTGGTGGTCTTCGCAACGGTCTTGTTGTAAACAACTTTCACGGCTTCCGTATGTACGTGTCCTCAAACCTACCTGCAGTAGGAACAGGGCCAGGCACATCTGGATCAGCAAACCAAAACGCAAATTTTGGTGTGATCGTTGGTGGACATGACTCAGCAGTAGCAACTGCAGAGCAGATCAACAAAACAGAATCATATCGTGACCCTGACAGCTTTGCTGACATTGTTCGTGGTATGCACCTATATGGTAGAAAGATTCTTCGTCCAGAAGGTCTTGTAACAGCTAAGTATAACGCAGCGTAAGAAGGGAGATTGAACAATGGCTACTATTTCAATGAGCACGAACTCAGCCTCTACTTCCAACAATGGCGGTACTGGCAATAAGCAGCTTCGTGGCAGCTTAGTTACTCTGCAGAACGACATCGATCTTGCAGATGCTATATTACAAAACGGTGGTACTGCACTAGCAGCCAATGATATCATTGAGGCTATTGCTGTTCCTGCAAACACTTTGATCCTACATGCAGGTTTCAAAGTTCAAACTGCAATGGAAGGTACTACTACAGACTCTGCGATCCACGTTGGTATCACAGGAACAGACGTAGACATTTTTGCTGCGTCATTTGACCTAGACGGTGCATCAGCAGGTGCTCACACTCCTGCTATTACATCTTCAGGTGTATGTTCCAACTTACCAGTGTTCACTGCATCAGCAGACACTATTGACGTAGAGATTCATGCGTCAAGTGGAACTATCACTGGCGGTATTATCCGTGTATACGCTGTATGCGTAATCATGGATGATGTCTCAGGATCAAGTTCTGCTAATGAGGTAGATCGTGATCTACTAGCATAATACTTTGGGGGCTGGGCAACTGGCCCCCTTATCACATATTGGGAAGTACTTATGGCAGAAACATTTCTTACACTGACAAACAAAACACTAGTTAGGATGAATGAGGTAGAACTTACATCTTCTAACTTTGCAAGTCCAAGAGGCGTACAGACACAGTGTCAGAATGCTGTCAATGAATCTATAAGATATATTAATCAGAGAGAGTTTGCTTATCCTTTTAACCACGCATCAAACTCTTCTACACTTACGCCAGGTGTTGCTAAGTACACTGTGCCAACAAGCACAAAGTATATAGATTACAACACAGCAAGAATAAAAAAAGATGAAGATTTAGCTTCAGCAGGTAACAGCCTGACTAAACTAAACTACAACGAATACATATCAAGAGATTACGCTGTACAAGAGGATGACGTTGCATCTACAACTATCAATGCATCTGATGGCTTGTCTGCAGCAGTAACAACAATAACTGTCGCAGATACCTCTGACTTTGATGCCACAGGCACTTTGTTTATAGGTGGCGAACAAATAACTTACACAGGTATAACAGGTAACGATTTCACAGGATGTACTAGAGGCGCAAACGATACAACAGCAGCAGCGATTGCAAACAGCACAACAGTTACACAGTTTTCAAAAGGTGGTATCCCTAGATTTATAGTGCGTACTCCAGATAACAATTATATACTGTACCCTTTCCCTGATAAACAATATACATTAGTCTTTGATTACTTTACATTTCCCTCTGACTTATCTGCATCTACAGATACAACCACAATACCTGACAGGTTTGCAAGTGTTGTAGTAGACGGTGCAGTAGCTTACGTGTATCAGTATCGTGGAGAGATACAACAATACCAAGTAAACTTTGAACGATTTCAACAAGGCATAAAGAATATGCAAACACTTGTAATAAACAAATACGACTACGTAAGATCTACATTAATGGGCGGTGCTACAACAACGTATAATCCTGTACTAAGAGTATCTTAAAATGCCAGATACATCAACATTACAACCAGCAGCTTTTAACTGTGAGGGTGGGCTAGTTCTAAACAGGTCCACCTTTCTTATGCAGCCAGGTGAAGCTTTAGTTTTAGAAAACTTTGAGCCTGATGTTGAGGGTGGGTATAGACGTATAAACGGTTTTCGTAAGTTTGTTAATCAGATAGTACCACAAACATCTAGCTCTACAGAAAAAGTTTTGATGACAGCTAGGTTTGCTAACAGAGTTGTTGCAGCTAGAGGCGAAAGAATATACAGTGCTAGCTCTACAGAGTTGTCACAAAAAATAGTATCAACAACTGCTATGTCAGGATCAGGCACACTAAACGTAGACTCCACTGCAGGTTTTGCATCTAGTGGCACACTATTAATAAACAGTGAGGAGTTTACTTACACAGGTATAACTAGCACAACCTTTACTGGTGTTACTAGATCTACATCAAGCACAACTGCAGCTAACCACGCAATAGACGATGCAGTGTCAGAGAACTGGACGCAAAGAGATACAGGTAGAACTAGCGCAGACAAGTACGACTTTGAAAGATTTAACTTTGATGGTAATGAAAAACTAATATGTGTAGATGGTGCTAACGCTCCTGTTATATTCAACTCATCTATGGCTGCAACAGACGTAAGTGAAAGCACTGTAGCTGGATCAAAGTTTATCGCTGCATTTAGAAACCACATGTTTTATGCAGGTAAGTCATCAACACCATCAACTCTAGTTTTTAGTGAGCCGTTTGATGAGGATGGATTTGACTCAGCAGATGGTGCTGGCAGTATTAATGTAGATGATACAATAGTAGGGCTAAAGGTTTTTCGTGATAACTTATTTATATTTTGTGAAAATAGAATATTTAAACTGACAGGATCTGCCCTAGCTAACTTTGCTGTAGAACCTGTAACTAGAAACATAGGTTGTGTAAACGGTAACACTATCCAAGAGTTTGCAGGTGATCTAATATTTCTTGGACCTGATGGTTTACGAACTGTTGCTGGTACTGCTAGGATTGGTGACGTTGAACTAGGTACAATATCTAAGAACGTACAATCTCTGTTTGACGAAAACATAACAGACTCTAGTCTTTTTGAAAGTGTAGTTATACCAGACAAGACACAGTACAGAATATTTTTTACTAAAGACACAGTGTCACAGAAAAGAACTAAAGGTGTTATATGTGTTATGAAGGGCGATGGCTTTGAGTTTGCTGAAGCTTTAGGTATTAAGCCATCTTGTTCTGATACACACGTAGAAGCAGGAAATGTTATAGTTCTTCACGGTACCTTTGACGGTTACGTACAGCGACAAGAAAAAGGTAACAGCTTTGATGGCACAGCTATATTAGGCAGATACAGAAGTCCAGACTTAAACTTTGGAGATGTAGGTGTAAGAAAAACAATGCACAGAGTTATTCTTAACTACAAGCCTGAAGCTAACATCAGTGCAGATTTACTTTTAAGATACGACAACGACAGCGTGGGTGCATCAAGACCTGCAGCTTACAGTTTAACCACCTCCACGGTAGGAGCGCAATATGGTACTGCTGTTTATAGTACCTCTTCTTCTACTACACAGTTTGTTTACGGTGGCGGTTCACAGCCTCTAGTTCGACAGCCTGTAGAAGGTTCAGGTTTTACTGTTGCACTAAAGGTAGATGATAGTGGTGAATCGCCACCATACTCACTAAAGGGATTTCAATTAGAATATCAAGTAGGAGCTAGACGCTAATGGGTGCTACATACACAAGACAGTCCACGTATACAGAGGGTGACATAATCCAAGCATCAGACACGAATGACGAGTTTGATCAGCTTCTTGCCGCCTTTGCTGCTAGTACAGGACATACACACGATGGTACAACTGGAGAAGGTGGACCTATAACTACACTTGCAGGGCATGGGATTACTATAGGTTTAGGCACAGCAGGAACAGACATTACCTTAACGTTTGATGGCGAGTCAAATGACGGTGTACTAAAATGGATGGAGGACGAGGACTACTTTGAGTTTTCTGATGATATACTGGTTGCTTCGTCAGAAAAGCTCCAGTTTCGTGATACTGCTCTTTATATTAACTCTAGTACTGATGGTCAGCTTGATATTGTTGCTGATACTTTGGTTCAAGTTGCCACTGCTGCATTTACTGTGGACGCAAGTGGAGACATTACTTTAGACGCAGGTGGAGCAGACGTTGTACTAAAAGATG